ATCTGACTTCCGTGACGGTGCTACAGTTCAATCTGGACTGATTGGTTCTGTATACGGAATTGACATTTACGTCTCTTCTAACTGCCCACTGATTGAAGACGCAACTTCCAACTCTGTTGGTACTGCGGATGTTCGTGGTGCATATCTCATTCACAAGGATGCACTTGTTCTTGCTGAGCAGATGAGCGTTCGCTCTCAGACTCAGTACAAGCAAGAGTACCTGTCAACTCTGTACACTGCTGACACCCTCTATGGTGTTCAAGCACACCGTCCAGAGGCAGGTTTCATCCTCTGTGTACCTGACGTATAAGTTAGGATAGGTTGGGGGGCTTTGGCCCCCTGACTACTTATTATGAAAAAGAAAGACCCAAGATTAGCAAGAGTCGGAGTCTCTGGTTATAACAAGCCCAAGAGGACTCCTAATCACCCTACTAAAAGCCACGTTGTCGTGGCTAAGTGTGGAGATGGAAGTATTAAGACAATTCGCTTTGGTCAGCAGGGCGTTAAAGGTGCTGGCAAGAATCCGAAGACAGCGGCAGAGAAGGCTAGGAGGAAGTCTTTTAAGGCGCGTCACGCAAAGAACATTGCCAAAGGTAAATGTTCAGCAGCTTACTGGGCAGATAAAGTTAAGTGGACAATAGTTCTAACTGGTAGTATGATTCTAATGAACTTTAATAATTCGTTGGAAAATCAATATGCCAAATTGGAACTTGAAAGTAGAAACGACTTGCCCAAGCTGCAACAAAGTTCGTTTAGCTAGAGGCGATGTTGTAAGAAAGGCGCAAAAAGAAGGAAAGGAATTATGGTGCAAGCCTTGCAGAAACCAAAAAAGATTTTCTGACAAGCCGCACCCTAAAAAAGGAACTGGCGTTATTAACAATCCAGACCTTAAAAGGACAAGAAACAGTTTTTATAAGGCAAAGCGAAGATGCAAACTAGGTTCAAAGCATCATCCAGCTTATGAAAATGTAGAATTTAGATTTACTTGCTTGCAAGAGCTAATTGATGACATAGGCATTAGGCCAGAAAATACAACACTTGATAGAATTAATGGTTTAGGCCATTACGAACATGGCAACGTAAGATGGGCGACTCCTATTGAGCAAGCTCAAAATAGAATGCCTAGAAATTATTGGAGCAAGACATAATGGCTACGATTATTACTAAGTTTTCCTCAACTGCATCAGCCGTACCTACGGCTTCAGACTTAGTTCAGGGCGAGCTTGCTGTAAATACCGCAGATAAGAGACTCTTTACTGAGGACTCAGGCGCGTCAATTATTGAGATTGGAACAAATCCTTCTTCAATTACAACTGGGGCTATTACGGCTACTGGTACTGTTACCGCTAACTCTTCTTTGCTGTCTTCTAATGCTACTTTTACTGGCGGTACAGTAAATGGAATGGTTATTGGTGGTTCTACACCCCAGGCTATAACTGGCACTTTAATTACCGCTAATACGAATTTTGCTGGAGCGTTGACTGGTAATGTAACTGGTAACGTGACAGGCAATGTTACTGGTAATGTTACGGGTAACTTAACAGGCAATGTTACAGCAACTACAGGAACTACTACTCTTAACAACCTAGCTATTACTGGAACAGTAGACTTTAACACTGCTGTTCTTACAGACCTTGGTACACCTGTAGCTTCTACTGACGCTGCAACCAAGGGTTATGTAGACACTGAAATAGCTGGTTTGGTTGACTCAGCCCCAGGTACGCTAGATACCCTAAATGAATTGGCAGCAGCGTTAGGTGATGACCCTGACTTTGCGACTACAGTTACAGACTCTATAGCTACAAAACTTCCTCTAGCAGGCGGCACTATGACTGGTGCTATTGCTATGAGTACGAACAAGATTACAGGTCTTGGTACTCCAACACTAAATACAGACGCAGCTACTAAAGCCTACGCAGATACCATGCTTCCGCTTGCTGGTGGAACCATGACAGGCAATATAGTTCTAGGTTCTAATAAAGCTACGTCTACTGCCACACCTTCTACTGATGATGATTTAACTAGAAAGGGTTATGTAGATTCTATTCTAGGCAGCGCAACTTCTGCGGCTACAAGTGCTGCCGCCGCTGCGACCAGCGCGTCAAATGCGGCGACCTCTGAATCAAACGCTTCAACATCTGCCAGCAATGCAGCAACTTCAGCTTCAAATGCGGCTGCAAGTTATGATTCTTTTGATGACCGTTATCTAGGCACTAAGACTAGCGACCCTACTTTAGACAATGATGGTGATGCCTTAGTTACTGGAGCTTTATATTTCAATACAACTTCTAACGATATGAAGGTGTATAACGGCTCTGCTTGGCAAGTTACCTCTATAACAACTACCAATCCAACCTTCACAGGCACAGTCACTGCTGATGGTTTGTCTCTTGGTGATAATGAGAAGGCTACGTTTGGTGCAAGCAATGACCTAGAGATTTATCATGATGGCTCTAATAGTATTATTGAGGATACATCTACAGGAAATCTTCAGCTTATAACAAATGGAAATGCTATTGCGCTAAAGACATCTGATGGCGAAGCAATGGTGTCAGCAATAAAAGATGGTGACGTAAAGTTATACTACAACAACAACCTAAAACTAACCACAACTGGCACAGGCATAGACGTTACTGGCACAGCCACAATGGATGGGCTGACTGTTGATACAGACACTTTATATGTTGATGCGACTAACAATAGGGTAGGTATTGGTACTACAAGTCCTAGCACTGCGCTTGAAGTTTCAGGCACAGTGACTGCTGATGGGCTGACTATAGAGTCAGATACTACCCCTCAAGCATTGGTCACAACCGATTCTACATCTGGTGTTGATGCTTCTATAGAAATTCGTGGGGCTAGGAATGCGCCTGCAATTGGTACTGACGTTTCATCCGTAATACTCTCAACATACGACAATGATACGAGCGATGTTAAGAACTTAGCAAAAATTACAAGTAGAAGTGTCGCTGCTGATACCGCTTTAAATTCACAAAAGCTGTCATTTTTACACAGGGTTAGTGGCGCGTTGTCAGAAGGTATGTATCTATACAGTAACGATATGATTGTACCGAACGGCAACGTAGGCATTGGCACTACGAGTCCTTCAACTAAACTTGAAGTTAACGGGTCATTCAAAGCATCCAGCCTAGCGTATCCAACCTCTGACGGAACAAATGGACAAGTATTAACTACCAATGGTAGTGGGACTCTTTCATTTGCTGATGCTGGTGGTGGAGCATTAGAGCTAATTTCTACAACAACCATTGGAACCTCAGTCACTCAGGTTGATATTACAAGTGGATTCTCTTCCTCATACGACACTTACTATATAGACGTTGTTGGGTTTTCTACCGTTGCCACTAGCAATAAGAAAGTTGAGATTCAGATATACGATAATAGTAGTCTTTTAACGGGGTCTTTTTATAGGTTTGTAGACGAGAGCGGCACCAATAATTCTACTGCGGCTAATATTGATATAGCCTCTATTGATACGACCAGAGATGATAGCGGATTTAGGGTTTCTATATTTAACGCTAATGATGCTGGCTGGGCTGTATCAAGCATGGGGCCTCGGAGTTTCTGTGGTGGTGGATTTTATGAATCAACCAATACTGGCCCTGTTACTGGCTTCAGGCTTTTATTTCAACAAGCTGTAACAGGCGGTAATATACGCATTTATGGGGTTAAGAATTCTTAGGAGTAAATAATGACTAGATATAAACAGATAAATAATGAGGTCGTTCCATTTTCTCCTGAAGAAGAAGCAGAATGGGACGCAAAAGAAGCATCTGATGCCGCTGATACAGTCAGGCAAGAGCGGGATAAATTACTTTCTGAGTCTGACTGGGTGACAGTTAAGGCTGTAGACCAAAACGCTCAAGACAATCTCGGAATACAGGTTCCGCAGGTTTGGTTGGATTACCGCCAGGCTCTTAGAGACATCACTGCTCAAGCAGGCTTTCCTAATAATGTAAAGTGGCCTACAAAACCGAGGTAAACAATGAACTGGACAATCGCAACACTTGAATCAAACATTGCTGATGGGGGCGTAACTGTAGCCCATTGGCGATGTAATGCAGAAGAAACCGTAGGTACTGGTGATAATGCGGTGACTTACACAGCATCCGCTTATGGTACTTGTGGTTTCACACCAGACGCTTCAGCAGATGGCTTTGTGGCTTATGCTGATTTAACTGAAGCTGACGTACTGGCTTGGGTATGGGATTCAGTAGATAAAGATTCTACAGAAGCCGCTCTCACAGCTAAGATTGAAGCTGACAAAAACCCTGTATCAACTACAGGAGTCCCTTGGTAAATAACGGAGAAATCTAATGAGTAAAGACAACAAAGCTCAAATGATTACGATTGATGAAGTTGAATACGACACCGCTGATTTTACAGAACAGCAGATTTTCCTAACTAACCATTGTTTAGATTTAGATAGGAAGATTGCCAATATGAACTTCCAGCTTCAGCAGTTGCAGGTTGGTAAGGATTCATTCTTGAAAATGTTAAAAGAGTCTTTGGAAACTGTAGACGAGTCAGTTGAAAGACATCTTGATTAAAAATACTTTTTGAGCGTTGGAATAAAAATGACTGAAGATAGACTACGGAGAGTCGAGC